ACAGTTGGAATAAAGTATTTATCTAAACTCAATAAACAGTTTGATGATTTAGATGCTACACTTACTGCTTATAGTCATGGTCCTACCGTGACAAGAAAATATTCTGATAATTATATAAAGACAAACTTTTATGTAAAACGAGTTTACAAAAATATGTAATATGAATATAGCAACTATAGCTGGACATTTAGCATTTGGTCTTATTGCCTTTTCCTTTTTGGTCAAGGACATTTTATATCTACGATTAGTATCTGTAGTTGCTAGTTTATTCTCTGTATTATATAACTTTTATATTCCAGCAGAACCTATGTGGATTGCTATCGGTTGGAACATTGTCTTTATACTACTTAACTTATATCATGTAGCAGTTATCATATATGAAAAACGACCAGTTGATATGACAGATAAAGAAAAAGAATTATATGAAACTATGTTTAAGGGTTTAACACCTGTTGAGTTTTTAAAGATAACCAAAGTAGCCGAATGGAAAAAGTTTAATACACCATTACCTATCATAACCCAAGGTAAGCCAGTAAAAGATTTAATCCTTATCTATAACGGAACTGTAGATGTTCTTGTTAATGATAATAAAGTAGCAGAATTAAAAGATGGTCAGTTTGTAGGAGAGATGAGTTTCCTTACAGAGAAACCAGCAACAGCAACTTGTAGAGTAGAACATAATGCTGAATGTTTGGTTTGGCCTCAAAAAGATTTTAAAGATTTATTAAAACGAAACCCATCGTTATATTTCACCATACAATCCTTATTAAGTGAACAAGTTTCTAATAATTTAGTTTCAAGTTCTCAAAAATAATGCTTGACTTAATGGTTTTAATTGTGTATATTACAGAGGAATATAAATAGGTTATAATCGTTCTCAAAGAATTGAATCTCATTTTAAGAGGTTCTCTAGGGGCATAGTTCTTTCTTCCTTTCTTCTATGCCCCTAAACTTTAAATAATAATAATAACTAAAATATAAGTGATTTCAATGATAAGTAAATATTTATGGATATATGGAAAAATCACAACACACAAACGAACAGATAATAAAAGTAATATCTTTTATACTTAGCAGATTAGATACATTAGAAGTAGAGCAATCAAGACATAAAGAAATGTTTTATAAAGTAAGAAAAAATCTAACAGATGCTAATGATTTAATAAATCAGATATTAGATGTATTGGAAGTGGAGAACCCACAGTTATTTGAAAAAACTGTTAAACAATTTAAGAATAGTTATATGAAAGATTTAATTACAACATTAGATAACCATATAGATGAGTTGGAAGATTTTGATAATGAACAACTCTTAGCACTATTAACCAACATCGTAGGAGATGCTTAATGGGAATTAGCAACGAAATTATCCTTTTCTTAGAGGATTTAAAAAGTTTGTTATTGGAAGTAGAATTAAATGAAGAACAGGAAGAAGTTCTTGTAGAAGCCATAGATTTAATAGATGAAAAAATAATAGAATTAGAGTCTTAATTGTTACATTACATAATAACCGTTACACTTGGAATACTAGCTATCTTTTTTGGATTGGTAGCTTTTTATGCATTACGCCGTATCAATGATTACGAAAACATAATATTAAATATAAATAATACAGTAGAATCAATAAAACTTCAACTTAAAACCATAGATGATAAAGGGACTTTTGAGTCCGATGATGAAGTTGGTTTTTTCTTTCAAGAGATAAAGCAACTTAGTAATGAATTAAATAGTTTATTTGAAACAGAGGTTGAAGATGCCCCCATTAAAGAAAAAAAGAAAGAAGAAAAGTAAAATATATTTTGGTACGCCAGTACACGATGCCATTGTAAGATATAATCATTCCGATAACCCATCGGAAAAAAATAAAATTTATACAGAAGAAATTCACGCAGCATTTCTTAAACTTGCTGAAAACATAATTAATACATTTAAGTTTAGTTATTTTAGTTATGGGTTTAGAGATTTACAAGAAGAGGTTGTATCCAATCTTGTAATCAATATGCACAAGTTTGATGAAACCAAAGGTAGTAAAGCCTTTAGTTATTTTTCTGTAGTAGCAAAAAACTATCTTATACTAAATAATAATGCTAACTATAAGAAGATGAAAATTCACGATAATGTTGATACTCTTTATGACCAAGGTGTTGATGATGAGGTAATAGAAAAAAGTCCATCTTCTGATATATTTAAAAAGACTATTGATTATTTTGAAGAAAATATAGAAAGACTTTTTCCTAAAACAACAGATAGAGATATTGCCGAATCTATATTATATCTTTGTAGAAATAAAGATAACATTGATAACTTTAATAAGAAAGCAATATACATTATGATAAGAGAAATGACAGATGTTAAGACATCTAAGATTACTCAAGTCACCAACACATTCCGTAAAATTTATCCTAGAATCCAAGAAGAAGTTCTTAGCCGTGGTCATATAGACAATCTAAGATATACAGGTTCTTTAGTGTAATTATAAACCCGTACTATATTTATATGTATGGAAAACGATTATAAAATATTCGGTGATAAAAACTTTTCAGATTTATCTGAGGAGATATACGAAAACACTAAGTTAAAGAAAACTCAGATTGACTTATTGATTCAAGAAGTTCATGGCTATATTCAAGGTATAGAAGACATAGCTATTGTAGGTCCTATAATCAAAGAGTTAATGGATGTGGGTATTCGTAATGATGATAACCTTGTCAAACTAGCCACCATATACCAACGTATTATGTCTAAACAAACTATTGATGACAGTAGTGCTGCTTTACTTTCTGAAGAAGAAAAAGAACAATTAATGTCTACTCTTGAAGATGTAACAACTGATTTACAAAAGAAAAAAGATGAGATTGTTGATATGGAAGGTATAAGAAGTAAGTATGGAAAGACATAATGGGTTTAGGTAGAATATATCAAAACCTAGTTGAAAAGGATATAGATTTTTTTTTAGGTCATGTAGTTCAAGTACATCTAAACGAATCCGATAGCCCTAGAGGTGGAGAAAGTTCTGTATCCTCACAGGCAATTAAAGTAAAGCCATTAGACTCTTCATTACCAACAATGAGTCAGATAGTTTCAGCAGTTCCTCTTATCAGAGGTATAAGTGACTCTATTACCAAAGGTGATTTAGTTTTAATGACTTTGATATATGAATCTTTTTATTACATAGGTCCATTAAATTCTTTTAACACACCTAATGTAGGATCTAATCCAACATGGAGTAAAAGAAGAGATGCCTTGGGATCAAATGATTATGATATAGAATCTTCAATTGGATACGGTTCTGCTTATCCTGTATCTAATGTTCCTAAATTACAAAAAAATAGAAATGTTATATTAGATGGATTGCCTAATGATTATTATCATAACTCAAAACATACTGATTTATCATTAGAAGGTCGTCACGGAAATAGTATCAGATTAGGTTCTCGTGACATATTTCCTATATTAAATTTACATAATACCAATATACCATCTGGAACTGAAAACCCTATGGTTGGCTCACTAATATCATTCATGTCTAATGGTAGTATAGAACAAAATTTAGGTTTCTTTAGATTATCAACAGACTCATCAGTTACCTTACCAAATACAACTGCTATAAATCCTAATTTTCAGATTAATAAAGGTAACAGTAAATTATTAACTAATATTGAACCTACAGAGGGGTTGGTTACTTTTTATAATTTTTCTCAAGAAATACCTGAACAAGAAACTAAAACTGAGTTTGACCAAATCTTAATTACTTCAGATAGACTTATATTTAATAGTAGAAGTAATGTTGGTGATATATCAATATCATCTGGTAGAAATATTAACTTAGGAGCTGCTGTTAATTTCACATTAAACAATCAAGGTCAATCAGTTATTAATTCTGGTAATATTTATTTAGGAGAACCAGCAAAAAGTAAGAAGGAGCCTGTAGTATTAGGTGATGAGTTAAGAAAGATGTTAGAGGATATAACAAAGATATTAAAAAATGCTCATGCTCTTGTACAAGGAGTTCCTGTACCACTTACTGATGCTTTAGGAGCTCCATTAAATCAAAGTAAGAGTGTGGCACTTGAAAGTCCTATACTTACTTTAACAGAGATAGTAGAACAATTAAC